TCAACACCAGGACCTATAGATTTTGAAGGACAGCAAGTATTTGAAAAACGTGAATCTATAAACAGGCATGGCAAAATTTATGATGATGCTGGTGATGAATTTGCATGGAAAAAAGCGGCACATTCGAGATTAGGTGGTCACCAATTTGTAATGGATGACGGAACGCCAGTAAAACGTGAAGGCACAAAAGATGTTGGTACTATTGAAAATGAATTGATTAGATTGCGTACACGTTCTGGTGCACAATTATTATTACACAATTCAGAAAGTTTAGTGTATATCACAAACAGTTCAGGCACTGCTTGGATTGAATTTACTGCTGATGGCAAAATAGATATTCATGCAGATGATTCTGTAAGCATACACACCAACAGTGATATCAACATGCGAGCAGAACGTGATATCAACATGGAAGCAGGCCGAAATATTAATGTCAAAGCTATTGGTAACAATGAGAATGAAATAAAAAATTCAGATCCTTCACTTACATCTGGAAGGTTGCATCTAGATGGTGTAAACATAGAAATGTATGCTCACAAAGACACAGATGACGCTGGAGGTGATATTAAAATTAAAGCAGAAAATGATCATTCACTGTATGCAACAAATAATTTTCATGTAGAAGCTGGTGCTGATACAAAAATATATGCAACAGCAAATGGATTGATCGAAGCTGGCTCAAACTTTCAAGTATATGGCGCATCAGCTGTGGCACTAGACAGTGGTGGTGATATTGATTTGAACTCCGGTGTAGTGTCTGCAAATGTAGTAGGGGCATCATTAGAAGAAGTAATTGTACAGTTGGACACATATGATAATGAACGAATTCCAAATGGCAGTGAAACTGAGACTGATCCGAAATCCATACTGAAAAGAGTTCCAACACGTGAACCATATGCGAATCACGAAAACAAAAGGCCAGAATTTACCACAGCAGAAATGACAGACAGAGAAAGACCTGACGAAAGAGTAATCAAAAAGAAGGAAGAGGAATAATATGCCAGCTGTAACAAAAATTGGAGTCAGTGACATAGAAGGCGGAAAATTGGCCAATGGGCAAGTATCAAATGTCAAAGTGAACGGAGCTCCTATCAATGTCAAAGGTGACGGACCCCATGAATCTCATGGTATAGCTCTACATGCCGCACCTTTCAGCACTGTTCAAAGTTCAAGCACAGTCAAAGCTGGAGGCAAGCTGGTGATTAGAGAAGGTGATTTGGCAAACTGTGGTCACCCTCATGCTAACGGATCATCCGACGTAAATGCTGGATAAATATTGGTGCAATGGCGCTGGTAACTTACAAAGATAAAAAAACTTCTGGGAAAAAATTGCGAAGCCAAGTATTTTCTGGTTTTTCCACCCAAGGACGTGATTTTAAAGATCCAAAAGTGTATGACATTGAGCTTGTAAAACAAGATTTGCTTAACCATTTCAACATACGCAAAGGCGAAAAATTAGAAAATCCTGACTTTGGAGTTGATATATGGTCCCATTTGTTTGACCCACTGGATGATGAGACCAAAAATTTAATCATAGCTGATGTTGAAAATGTGGTCAATTACGACCCTCGAGTAGAGTTAGATTCGTTATCAGTGGACGAATATGAGCATGGATTACAAATACGTGTTGGTTTGATATATGTTTATTATGGCATAGGCGAAACATTGGATCTATTATTTGATGATAATCAAGGGCTACTTACAAGTGGCTCAACTTTTTATTCTGCAAACCAGATCAATTAACATACCACATAATATAATCAATAAATACGATTAATGGCATCAACCAATCGACAAAACTCATTACTTGCCAATCGTACATGGCAAAGAATTTACAGGACTTTCACACAGTCTGATTTCAAGTCTTATGATTTTGACACCATAAGACGTACAATGATCGATTACATCAAACTTAACTATGCAGAATCTTTCAATGATTTCATAGAATCATCAGAATATGTTGCGTTAATTGACTTAATAGCCTACATAGCACAGTCAATTTCATACAGAGTTGATCTAAATGCAAGGGAAAACTTTATTGATCTAGCAGAAAGAAAAGAATCAGTATTACGTTTAGCAAGACTGATATCATATCAACCAAAACGTAACGTTGCTGGATCTGGATTTTTAAAAATAGACTCAATCACAACCACTGAATCAGTGTTTGACTCAGCTGGACAAGATCTAGCAAACACTCCGATACTGTGGAATGATATCACAAATGATAATTGGTTAGAACAATTTAACACAGTGCTGAATGCTTCTATGCCAAAAGAGCAATTTGTAGGAAAGCCACTTGCACAAGACACCATTGCAGGCATTGTCACAGAAATGTACAGATTGAATGCAACCAATCTAGATGCGCCAGTGTATCCTTTTTCGAGAAATATCAACGGCATAAGCATGGAATTCGAGATAGTGCCTAGTTCATTCATTGGCGAGTCATTCTTATACGAAGAACCACCAATACCAGGAAATTCTATGAGTTTGATTTACAAAAATGATAGTAGAGGTTTTGGCTCAAGCAACACAGGTTACTTTATGCACTTCAAACAAGGTAGTTTAGCTCAACAAGATTTCAGTGTGACAAACACAGCACCAAACACAGTGGTAACCATTGATCAAAACGGCATCAACAATGATGATGTATTTTTATACAAGCTAGATGAAGCGGGAGTGATTGACCAAAGATGGCAGAAAGTACCTGCTATCACAGGGAACAATGTAATTTATAACTCACTAGAAAATAATATCAACAATCAATTTGCTGTAGTGACTAAAACTAATGATCAGATTGACTTAGTATTTTCCGATGGCGTGTATGGCACATTACCACAAGGCAATTTTCGATGTGCGTTTAGACAAAGTAATGGTTTAACATATTTCATACAACCAACCAACATGCAAAACGTTGCTATTGATGTTGAGTATCTTTCCTCCAATGGGCAAGTCAACACAATAACAATCACTGGTAGTTTACAAACTACTGTAACAAATGCATCTGCTTCAGAAACACTTCGAGATATCAGAACTAATGCGCCACAATCTTATTATACAAACAATAGAATGATTACAGCAGAAGATTATCAAATTGTTCCAAAGCTACAAAATCCATCTATTGCAAAACTTAAAGCACAAGCTCGTGCAGGCAGTGGCATTTCAAGATTTTTAGATATTCAAGATCCTACTGGAGTATATTCAGCAACTGATATAGTGTCAGATGATGGCATGCTTTACACAGACACCACAACAGAATCATTTGATTTTCAATTCACAACTAGAGATGACGTAAGGAAAGTAATTGTTGGAGATTTGTTAGACAAAATGAAATCATCAGCAGTTAGACAGTTCTTTTACGACAATGGTAGCAGACAGCTGGGTGGCAGTGGCAGAACTTGGAACAAAACAACTTTCACAACCAACCAAACTACAGGCTATTTCCAAGAAACAAATGCACTCAGTGTAGGATCTTCAGCAACATCAAATTTAAGATACATTACTGAAGATGCTTTGATTAAATTTACACCGCCTTCAGGACAGTTCATACACAAAACAAATGGCACACTGACTAGTACATCTGGCCCTGACACTACTGATGTGTTATGGACCAAAGTTGTATCAGTAGAAGGAGATGGTAGCAATGGCGGTCTAGGCAACTTAGCAGATGGCACTGGGCCAATTGTGTTAAATGATCTAGTACCTGACACAGCAGTATTAAGTGAAATTATCCCACAGTATGATGTTACTATTACCACAGCTTTAGAGAAATTAATAATTGATGAAGTTGAGGCGTTTAACAATTTTGGGCTTGGTTACAACTACAACACTAGAACTTGGTATATCATTAAACAAGATGATTTGAACACTGGTGCATACAGCCTATCAAATCAATTGGATACAACTAGTAGCAGTAAAGACGCAAGTTGGTTGATAAGGTTTGAGTCCAACGGCATTTCTTACACTGTAAATTACAGAGTAACAAGATATACTTTTGAATCAATGTCAAGGAACAAATTTTATTTTGATGAATCAGTAAAAATTAATGATCCAACAACAGGTTCTACAATTAAAGATAGAATCAGAGTTCTTAAATCCAACACCAAACCTGATTTTGTATCTAACTTAACATATGATTATGATTGGGCTATTGTAAAAAATATTCTGTCATCTGATGGATATGTAGACAGTAGAAAAGTTCAAGTAGGATTTTTTGATGTAGATGACGATGGAGTTGTGGACAATCCAGACCTGTTTGAAATGATAGTTGCACCAGATACAGATGTGGCAAACAAATTTATTTTCTTTCAAGAAGTTACAGAAAACAATATCACACAAGACAATCCAATATCTAACAGCAACTTTATTGTAACACAGTATGAAGGTGATATCACAGACAAAACAATTTATCCTGATGGACAACTGTTTTACTTTTACGATTTAGGACTATCAACTGCTACGTTTAAAAAGTATACCGAAAGCACTGGGCTATTGACTGCTGTAACTGGATACACAGCAAAAAAAGGTAGACAAGATTTAATATACAATTACAAACATGGTGCACCTAGATCAAGAAGAATAGATCCTGCTGTAAGCAATATTATTGATGTGTATGTAATGACCAAAGCATATGACATTGCACTAAGGCAATGGCTGTCCAAAAGTCAAGCAACTACCAAGCCAACAGCTCCTACAATATTTGATTTAGAAACTTCATACTTGGCGTCGTTAGACGAATATAAAAGTGTGTCAGACGAAATGGTTATTAATCCTGGTGAATACAGGTTATTGTTTGGGCCAGGAGCAGAAGATGAACTACAAGCACAGTTTAAAGTTGTCAAAAATCCACAAGCAAATATTTCTGACAACCAAATTAAGTCACAAGTTGTTGAAGCTATAGATACGTATTTTTCTTTAGAGCTTTGGGATTTTGGTGATACATTTTACTTTACTGAATTGGCGGCATACATTCATAACGCTTTAGCACCAGATTTACTGAGTGTTATTCTTGTTCCTGCACAATCTACCAATGCTTTTGGTTCTTTGTTTCAGATTAATTCAGAAGACAACGAAATATTAATTTCGTCTGCTACAGTAGATAATATAGAAATTATATCTTCAGTATCAGCTGACAAACTTAAATCTACAGGCACAGTAGTGACATCAGCAACACCAACAAGTACAACATCCACTGTTGCAACTGTGTCTAGTACAAGTAACACTAGCACAAGTTCTAGTACAAGTTCCAGCTCCAGCTCAAGCTCCAGCAGTTCTAGTAGTAGCAGTGGAGGTTATTACTAATGGCAAAATCTACACGTAAGTCAGTAAATTTACTTCCACAAGTTTTTCAAACTGAAAAAAATAAAAAGTTTTTATCATCAACTGTTGACCAATTGATTGAACCTACACAGTTAGAAAAACTTTCTGGATATGCAGGAATAAAAACTGCACCATCATACAAAGCAAGTGATGTGTTTTTAGAAGAAGCTACTGCTGACAGAAACAATTATCAATTAGAACCAACAGTGACATACAAGTCCAACGGAGAAAACGTTGACTTTGCATCACAGTATATTGACTTTGTTAACTTGCTAGATGCAGAAGGTGGTACAAAATCAAAACATGATAGATTGTTTGAACAAGAAAGTTATTCTTATGCACCACCAATAGACGCAGACAAGTTTGTAAACTACAGACAATATTACTGGTTACCAGCTGGTGTAAGCACAATCCCTTTGCACCCTGGCACTCCTGGTGCCACTGTAACGTTCGGTGTTACAAATGATGGGTTTGGTGCATATAAATTTGGACACAAAGCAGATGGCAATCCTGATATTATTGTGTACAAAGGAAATGATTACAATTTTAACATAGATGCACAAGGTCATCCATTCCATATAAAAACACAGCCAGGCACTGGTGGTGATGATTTATTTGATTCTGCATATGTAAGCAACAGTGGCACAGATAAAGGTGTTGTAACACTGCATGTACCGGCGGCAGATTCATCAACAACACAAGATACTGTGCTTTGGTATCAATGTGAAAATCATGTAAACATGGTAGGTAAAATAATAATCAAA